ATAGTCTCATAACATATTATTTTAACACAAAGATACTTTTTATACCCTTAGTTTATCATAAACTAATATAGGGGCGTAAAAACATTTCATACAAAAAGAATGTTGGTTTAAAACGATTAATAGCACAATTGGTGTGGCTTGTACGATGTATGGCAAACAATAAGGTTTCAAAACATAATGTACATTTTGGTTAATAATGAGTTAATTTTAAATGCGATTTGAGCTCGAATGAATGCACAAAGGTTAATAATGATTTAAATAACCTTTAAATTGGCTTAAACCAGCAAAAACATTACTAATGCGCCTCTCTTACGGGAGGTTTTTTTATGCCTTTTTTTTGCTTGGTTTAAAAACACCGCCAAAATCATCGAAAACGATTTATACAAGAGTTAAACCCAAACTAACCCCAAAACTAACCCAAAAAATAGATAATTAAGCAGGGTAAAAAGCCAAAAATAAATCAAAAAACATCAAAAAAACATTAATTACATACCCTTTAATACATAAATAAAGCAAGTTTAAAAAATATAATATCACCGTAAAGTGCAGAAATACAGAATGATATACGCAAGTATAAAAAAAGAGGTAAAAAAAAGGTATATTTTTAACAAACAGGGCCTATGTGGTACGAATTGTACTACCTATTCCTTTTTTTAAATTCACTTTTTGGCTCTGCAGCAATATTGGGTTGATCAGTATGATAGTATTGTTTTAAGTTTTTAATTTCAGCTTCAAGCCTGCCAATTTCTCTGTTCAACTCTTTAACTTCGTTTTCCTTTTGTTCAAAAAGCTCCTTATATATAAAAGAGTGAGGATTTTCAACTAATCGTTCCTCATTAAGCATTTCCCCATCACCGGTTAATAGCCATCGAGGATTTATGTCGTTAAAGTGATAGATAATTATCTCGCATTTATCGCTACCTATAGCCCCGTCTTTATCTAAAAAACCATTTGACAAGCCGGTAATCTGATAAAATTTATACCTGCTAATTCCCTTGCTTTCAAGATATTTTAAAATTCTTTCTCGAATCATAGAAATATTTCTACTAAAATATTTGCGTAATAGAAAATACGCTACTATATTTGTTTGTCAAATAAAAACAAATGTATGCTAAAACACACACATAAGTCAAGTGAAAACGAAAATAGCCTTTATAAAGGCTATTACCCTGCAATAGCAAAGGCCTGTGGCTGCTCGGCTACCTATGTGCGAATGGTTATAACAAATAATTTGGGTTCATACAAAAATAAAATTTACAAGAATAGGGAAAATGAACTAACAAAGAAGATTTTGGCTAAGAAGGAAGAGTTAGCAAAATTTCTACAACCAAACAACGAATAATTCCCCGATGAAAGCGGCTATAAACTTGGTTGTGGCGGTTAGGATTGGGCTGATTGGTGTGCGTACCTATCCCAAGCAGACGAATGAAGCCAGCCGAAAGGCTTCAAGGATACCAACAAAGTGCGATGCCACCTCCAAGATGCCGCGCAATGAGAGCAAAATCCCTGAAAGGCATTAGGGTTGGCAGCCGGGAATAGACCGGCTAATTTTTAAAACAAAACGATATGTACAAACTTCACGACGATAATGTACTTACCATAACAGTTAATGACTGGCTTAATGCTGGCTTAACTTACAAGCAATTTAACCACGATAGTTCGAGAGGACACCTTAATATAGCAAAGCGTGGAATAAATGGAAATACACTTATTGATGTTAAGAGCATACGAAAACCTGAGCGGTTAAGAGCTATCGAAGGGGCTTTTGGCAAAATTGAAAAAAAAGCATCAACAGCAGTATTTAGCGTTGAACTAGACCAGGAGGCTTTAGCTTGGTTTACAAAATATAGAAAGGTAAACGATTTACCCCTTGATCCAGAAAATATAAAGAAGTACGCTAATAGGGCCTCAATTTTAAAGGCCATTAAACGGGGACTAGAAATTCAGATGGCCGCACGCGCCAAGGCAGGTAAAAGGCTTAATAAAGGAGAGTTTTGGATGCTTGCGGTTGATTGGTACCAGGAGCAAATGGTAGATTTTCCATGTGCGCCAATTAGTAACCCACGCATACTAGAAAGGGCATTTAAAGTGTATTTAAACGACCTAAAAAGAGGTGGATACTGGAGTATTTTGCACAAAAATGAGGGAAATGATGCCGCCCGAAAAGTTTCGGTACCTCTTGCTAGATTATTTATGGCTTTATGGCGGGCTAACGACAAACCATTTATTAGTGTAGTTCTTGAACGCTATAACGAATTTATATCCGGTACCCGAGAATTTCACGACAAAAATACTGGTGAGGATTTTAGACCCGAGGATTTTATGTATAAGGGGCGGGCCCCAGAGGTGAGCCTTGGAACCGTTTGGAATTATCTTAAGGATGTAGTGAACGAAACAGCAGTGTATGCCGATCGCAATGGCAATTTTGAATATGTTAACAGCAAGAGGCCTAAGCATCACCGAAAACATGGACGTTTTTCGCTCTCTAAAATTTCGATGGACGATGTCACTCTTTCGCGTAAGAGCCATAGGGGTTGGGTTAATCGTTACATTGCAGTTGATGTTGTTAGCGGCTACTGGTTTAGGCCAGCTTATATAATTGGGAAACCAAACACACAAACGGTTTACGAATCGTTTCGAAACATGTTTTGCGAGCTAATTGAACTTGGCTTACCAATGCCTGGCGAACTTGAGGTAGAATATCACCTCATGCAACATTTAGAATGGCTAAACGAAGCTTTTTCGTTTGTTCGATTCTGCGAAAGCCCAACCGAAAAGCGCGCAGAACACGCCATTAAGGCTCTTAAATATGGAGTTTCGAAAAAAGAGGGTCACACCCGCGGGCGCTGGTACGCAAAGCACGAAGCCTTTAAGTCAATAAGAACAAAGGTAGATGGCGATTTTATTGAACCGAAATTCGACCCAGCAACCATTATAGCCGACGATTTGTCGGACGTTGAGAAACACAACAACTCGCTACATCCGCTTCAAAAAACATATCCTGGTTTAACGCGAAAGCAGGTTCTTTTAAAAAACATAAATCCATCTTTAAAGCATATAGATTCCTGGTATTTATACAAATTTATTGGAAATCAGACAGAAACATCGATTTATAACAACGACTACTGCCCGGTAGCTAACGAAAAATTTGAAATATCCGATTTTACTTGTTTAAAGCGACTTAAGCCAAACAATTTAGAGGTAACTGCCTACTGGCTACCCGATGAAGAGGGTGCTATAACTAAAGTATACTTGTGGCAGGGCGAGAGCTACATCGGCGAAGCCAATAACCGCGCTAGTCTATCGTACAACGAGTGTGAAATTGAGCGAACCGACGAGGATAAAGATAATATGCTTTTGCAGCAAAAAAGGCTTGCCAAGTTTAATGCTTTTATTAAGTATGAACGAAGCGAAGTTCCTAGAATTGGCACCCAGTTAAAAAAGGAGCGGGAAAGAATTGAAAGTTTACCGGTAAACACCATTCCAGCCACTTCCACAGAAAAAGTTATTGAAAATGAAGTTGACGACATCGAAACTACCGATTGGTCGGCTTTTGCAATAAATAGTTTGTAACCTTTTAAAAAGCAAACCTATGAACGACGATTTAAAAAAACGAATTCTTGTCGAGCTTGCTGAAGCCCGCAAGAACTTTCACGGCTCCGATGCCAAATTTGCTATTAGTTTAGGCATTAATAGCGCTCAATACAGCCGAATAAAGAATGGCGAAAGTGAACAGGTAATTAGTGGGGCTAACTGGATAAGGCTAGCCAGAAGGCTTAATGTTAGCCTTAAAAACGCCCCTAAGTGGGTAACGGCCGAAACGCCTGTGTATATGTTTATAACCGCTCAACTACAAATGTGCCAGGAGCAAAGTTTGAGTGCCCTACTTTGCGACCTTTCGGACATTGGCAAAACCTACTCGGCATTGAGATACTGCGAAAAACATGCAAATGCAGTTTATATCGATTGCTCGCAGGTTAAGTCGAAGCAAAAACTTGTACGTAAAATAGCCCGCGAATTTGGCGTTGGCCACACTGGTCGCTATGCCGATGTTTACGAAGATTTGGTTTACTACCTCAAAACTATTCCTAATCCTCTTATTGTTCTCGACGAGGCGGGAGACTTAAATTTTGATGCCTTTCTTGAAATTAAGGCGCTTTGGAATGCGACAGAACTTTGCTGCGGATTCTATATGATGGGTGCCGACGGCCTTCAGGAGAAAATGCGTCGTGCCATCGATGGCAAGAAGGTTGGCTACACCGAGATTTTTAGCCGATTTGGCAAGCGCTATGGGCATGTTATTCCAGTTGGCAGCCAAGCTAAAGAGCAGCTACTTAACGCCACTGCAGCGCAAATAATAAAGGCTAATGCCGGTGACGATGCCGACGTCAATCGCATTTTAAAAAGAACAATGGGCGAAGATGGTCGCCCAAGTTTAAGGCGAATTTACACCGAACTCTCAAAGGCGAGCTAGTATGGGTAGAGCCTTTTCGGTGAGCAATGTACTCGATGCAAAATTCAAAGTTCTTTCATTTACTGGTGATTGGTTAAAAGCGGTAGGATGCCCCGAAAGGTCTGGAACTTGGTTTATCCAGGGCGATATCAAGAATGGCAAAACATCATTTGCCATGATGCTGGCAAAATACTTAACAAATTTTGGCAGAGTAGCTTACGATTCGGTTGAAGAGGGCTTATGTAAATCAATCCAAGATGCCTATGTACGGTTAAATATAAAGGAGGTTGCTGGCAAATTCATCCTATTGGATAAGGAGGAAATGCCCGAATTGACTGCAAGACTTGAAAAGCATAAATCGCCCGATTTTATATTCATTGATACAGTGCAATTTATGGACATAAAATTTGCCGACTACAAAAAGCTAAAAAAGGCTTTCCCCGATAAGGTTTTTATATACTTAAGCCACATGGATGGAGGCAAACCTGTAGGTGCTACTGCTTTAAAAATACACCGAGACGCTAGTTTGGCTTTTAGGGTGGAAGGATTTAAGGCTTTTCCCATTGGGCGCTACGGAGGAGGTGAGCCCATCACAGTTTGTGAAAAATTAGCTAACGAATACTGGGGTTTAAAATTGAATAACAATTAAAAGACAAAAATATGCAAACCTTAATGGACAAACAGCAAAAGTACCTGCTTAAAAAGTTTCATGTGTTACTGGCAAAGGCTGGAATTAACCGCGAAACTAAGCTAATTATGATTTCACGCTTTGGCGTTGAGAGCAGCAGGGACCTTGAGGCACACCAGCTACTCGAACTCTGCAACGGGTTAGAGCAGGCGCTAAACCCTAAAGCCGAGCAGTTGGACAAAGAGCGAAAGCGCGTAATGGCATCAATTGGCGGCTGGCTTAAGCTAATGCGTAAGGATGCTAACATAACAATAATTAAGGGCATTGCTTGTCGTGCCGCCGAAACCGAGTCGTTTAACGACATTCCTCTCGAAAGGCTTCGCTCTATTTACAACGCATTTCTAAAAAAGCAAAAGGACCTAAATTTTGCTGAAAAGCTAACTAGAGATGAGATTGACATTACAACCCTTCAGAACTAATGGAAAAGGTAAAGAAGTACATAACCAATAAGGCTGTTGAAGACAACACCCTTAACGTTCAAATTCTAACTGCTAAGCTTCGAATAGAGGAAATAGAATTTAAGCTAAGAAACGGCATTATTAGCGAGTTCGAAGACTTAATGCGCCAGTATAGGGCTGCCAACATAAGGCTACAGGCTTTAAAGCAAAGGCAAGCCGATAAAGGTAAGTCCATTGGGGTTTACGATCCCACCCTACGTGTTATTCCTAACAAAAACAATAACCGCTATGCTAATTGACGAAAAGAAAAACGCTAAAAGTAAGGTTTCGATACTTGAAAGCGAGGTAAAAAGTCTCGAAAAACTTATAAAACAGCGCCACGAATGGCTCGACAAAGTCGAGAATAAGCGTCGCTCTAACTACGACGAGGTATCGAGCGAAACACGACAATCAGAGGAAAGGCTTAAGAATTTAAAGGATGAATTAAGCCAAATTATTAACAATAAAAACTAAAAATTATGTCGCAAATTAACATCGAAAACCTAACGGCCGAGCAAAAGGCTGAACTCAAGCAACAGCTTGAAGCTGAGGAAAAGAACGCAAAGGAAAAAAAACTTCGTGAGCGAAAAACCTATGAGCAAATTCGCGATGCTCAGGTTCGAACGACATTTAAAAAGTTGAACAACATTAGCAGCGAACTTGAAAAGTCGAAAAACTTAGTTTTTGACGATTTTAAGGCAATTCTCGACATGAAACGAGAACTTTTTGAAATGACAGAGGAGCGAATGCTGGCTCAGGAGAGCCATACCTTTACCACAACTGATGGTAGCATAAGCATTATTGTTGGTCACAACGTGGTGGATGGATGGGACGAAACGGTGAGCATTGGGGTTGAAAAAGTTAACCAGTGGCTAACCACTTTAGCCAAGGATGCCGAGAGCGCCATGCTTGTTGGCCTTATTCGCGACCTTATGAAGCCAAATAAGGACGGTGCCCTGAAGGCAAACCGAATTCTCGACCTTAAAAATAAGGCCAAGGAGGTAGGCAACAAGGAGCTGCTGGAGGCGGTTGAACTCATCGAATCGGCTTACCGACCAACAAAAACCAGCACTTACGTTAAGGCAAAATATAAGGATGAGCGCGGGCAGTGGAAGTGGTTAGCCCTTTCAATGTCGGCTGCATAGTTTTAACCAGCCCCGCTGGTTAGTTCCAGCGGGGCTAATAATTTAAAAATGAAAAAAACGCTCAATAATATAATCGACGAAAATACACAACCAATAGCAATGTTAGGCAGAGGAGGAGTTAACCTTTTAAAACTTTTTGCCACGGCATTTTTTGCTGTTTTCCTAACTACCGCCAACACCTACTTTGTTAGTCGCGTGGCATGGATTGGAATAGGAGTTTGCTGCTTCGGGATTAGCTACTTGTGGACCCTTAATGTTAGACGAATTTCGGCTAGCAGCAATATCGAAAGAATAGTTTATTCTACTGGGGCAATGCTTGGCGGCCTCCTTGGGGTTTACGTATCAAAATTCTTTATTAAACATTAATCAAGTGTTTCGAATAATGAAACATTTGTTTCGAAAAAAGAAACACTTATAGCTATTAACCAAATAAAAAGATGATCATGTTGTACCAAATTTTAAATTTAATGACAGGAGTTGTATTAGTGGTTGCCGTTGGAATTATCATTTTAATAGTAATTAAGGCCAAATTTAAAAGCGCTTCAACAACTCTATTTACCGAGGGGTATATTCTAACTCATCCAACACGAAAGGCAGTTGCTTTTGACAATGCAATCGATGCAAAGGGCTATGTTAATCTTTGTAAAAATGCTGGGATTCATTGGTCTTGCCACATTCTTTACAATGGAAAGTTAAATCAAATTGATTTTGACTGACACCATAATTTATTAAATATGGAACTTATATTTTCTCACATTCCAGACAACTTAATCCAGCCTAAGCCTAAGCGCAAACAGGGCATTAAAATAGTATGGACACCCGAAATGTTGCACCTATTAACCAGCCGTTTTGCAACCGATTTTAACAAGAATATAGCTAAAGATTTAGGCATTGGCTGGCGAAGTGTAGTAAGAAAGGCGCGGGAATTAGGGCTTGAAAAAGTAGAGGACTTTCACGAAATTACAGGTAAGGAACGTGGCTTAATGGCACATAAGGTTAGAAAGCATAGCCCCAGTCAAATGGGTCCAGGCTTTGTAATTCCAAATAGCGAAAAGCACCGCTTTAAAAAAGGGCACACTCCACCCCAGAAGGGTAACCCCGAAATGATTGAAAAAATTCACAAAAAGCGAAACGAGCTTATTGCCCGGGAGCGACTAAGAATTAAGTACGGATTACCACAAATATCAAAACTGAAACTTGTATGAACGAAACTAAAATAGAATGGGCCGATTACAGGTGGAATCCTGTAGTAGGCTGTAAGCATGGTTGCTGGTTTTGCTATGCCGAAGTTATGAATAAGCGCTTTAAAATGATCCCCGACTTTAGCGAACCCGAATTCTTTTTAAATAGGCTAACCCAGCCCGCCAAATTTGGCAAGCCAGGGCGTGTGTTTGTGGTTAGTATGGGCGATTTATTTGGCGACTGGGTGCCCGATGTTTGGGTTCACGCTATACTCGAAGTGGTGGAAATGCACCCCGAGCACACCTTTATGTTTTTAACCAAAAACCCAACCCGCTACTTTAGGTACGA